CCAACCAGTCCTTTTGCGTAAGTATGAGTATCTTCGTGAATACTGGCCTAACGCAAACTCTACGGGAACGCCTGAGTTTTACAGTGATTACGACTACACGCATTGGCTTGTAGCCCCAACACCTGATGCGGCTTATGCGTTTGAAGTTTTGTACTACGAGCGCATTCAACCCTTGGATTCTTCCAATCAAACCAATTGGTTCACCATCTACGCGCCTCAAGCGTTGCTGTATGGGTCTTTGTTGCAGGCTATGCCATTCCTCAAAAATGATGATCGAATGACTATGTGGAAGGCAAACTATGACCAAATCATGCAAACCTTAATGGCTGAAGACAAGTTGCGTATTGCTGATCGCCAAGCCGTAGTGATGGACAGTTAAGGATAAATTATGAGTTACAACAGCCCCTTCACGGGTAACGTCATCCAACCAACGGATGTTTCATACCGCGCCATAACAATTACAAATACAACGCTTCAGTTGGAATGGCCCATTAACGGCACCACGACCAATGATGCCGCCGCTCGTATTATGGAGGTAGCAACTACTGGGGTTTCAGAGTTGTGGATGCCCCCTGCTAACCAATCTTCGGTGGGTAACGATGCGTTGATTCGTAACACTGGTGGTGAAGACTTTGATGTCATGGACTATGCGGGGATCAACACGATTGTGACCGTCCAGCCGGGGGAGGCTCAGTACATCTACATCACCGACAACGCTACCGAGGAAGGTGTTTGGGGCATCATTGCCTACGGTATTGGCTCTTCTGGTGCGGATGCCGCTACCCTTGCAGGATACGGTCTCTTGGCTATTGGTCAGACGCTGAATCAAAGCCAGCCTGTTACAACATTTGCTTCTAGTTATACGGCGTTAACCACGGATCGTTCTAGCACCTATGTGTGGACTGGTGGCGCTGGAACGCTTACTCTGACCCTTGCGTCTACGCTTGGTGACAATTGGTTCATGTTCTTGCGCAACAGTGGGACTGGTACTTTAACCGTTGCAGGCTCTGGTGGAAATACCATTAATGGTTCTACTTCCATTACTCTTCAGCCAACAGATTCCTGCATTATTGTATGTAGTGGAACGACTTTTTACACTGTAGGTCTTGGCAGATCAACACAGTTTGCGTTTACCCAATTATCCAAAGCCGTTTTAACTGGAAGCTACACCCTAACCGCTTCAGAGGCGTCTAACGTCATTCAGAAGTACACAGGTGCATTAACAGGAAACGTAACAATTGTGGTGCCTGCTACGGTACAGGTGTACTACATTGTAAATGCAACCACAAACGCTTACACAGTTACCATATCAACTGGTTCTGGCGCTACTGCGGTGTTGACCACAGGAACCCAAGCCACATTGGTTTGCGACTCAGTCAACTTGTACAACGCCAACACCATTTTAGCTGGCTCATCAACCATCAGTTTGCAAAACGGTTCGGTTGGTTCGCCTTCTCTGGCTTTTGCCGCCGAGGCGACTACGGGTATTTATCGCGCCGCTTCAGGCGAATTCAATACTGCAATTCTTGGTGTTTTGAGATCAACAGTTTCTGCATCTGGGCTTGCAATTGTTGGGACTGGAACCTTTAGTGGTGGTGTGCTTGGAGGCACATTTTGACTAAAAAGGTTTTTACACTAGACACCCAGTCTGGCATTCAACGGGACGGAACCGTCTTTGATGCAAACTGTTACAACGACGGTCGATGGGTTCGTTTTCAACGAGGTCGCCCTCGCAAAATAGGTGGTTACAGGGCTATCGTTCAAAATGCACATGGGTACTCTCGCGGTATTTATGTCAACTCCGTTGATGGGAACAATCAAGTTTTTAACGGTTATGACGATGGGTTGGAAGTTGTTAACATTGATAACGACGGGATTGGGTCGGGGATAAACCAGTTCACGTTCACAGGCCCAGTGCTGACGCTTAACACGCTTGTTGGTGGTTCTGGTTATGTAAACGCCACCTACACGGCTGTTCCTCTAACTGGTGGATCAGGAACAGGGGCGCAGGCTACTGTTGTAGTTTCTGGCGGAGCCGTTACCTCTGTGACCATAACGAATATCGGTAATGATTACGTTGTTGGGAATACGTTGAGCGCGGCAGATGCCAATCTTGGTGGTGGTGGCGGCTCTGGGTTCTCAATTAAAGTTGCAACAATTACTACCTTTACAGCAAACGATTTAAACCTATGGCAATTTGATTCAAGTTTTGATTCGCAAGGTTCTGGCAATCAATTGTTAATAGCACACGCTGGACAAAACCTTGCACAGATTGATTCAACTGCTTTGTCACCAGTTCTTGCTGGCGACATTTTTGGGCTTACATTATCCCCTCTTGTAGACTCTTCTGGAACGGCGCCAACAGGCGACATCATTGAAGTTGCTGGTGGTGTGGTTGTACTGCATCCGTATATTTTTGTGTATGGGGACAATGGGTTAATTAAAAATTGTGTGGCTGGTGATCCTTTTGATTGGAACGGCCCTGACTCTAATGAGACTAACGTAGCCTCCACAAAAATTGTTAAGGGTCTTCCTGTGCGCGGTGGATCAAACGCACCGTCTGGTTTGTTTTGGTCGTTAGATTCTTTGATTCGCGTGTCTTACACCCCAACCACAATTACTGTTGGTTCAACATCTAGCACTTTTTATTGGCGCTATGACATCATCTCTAGCCAATCATCTATTCTTTCTAGTCAGTCTGTGATTGAGTACGACGGCATTTACTATTGGTGTGGATCAGATAGGTTTTTGCTTTACAACGGTGTGGTTAAGGAAATCAAAAACACGTTTAACCAAAATTACTTTTTTGACAATTTAAATTACGCACAACGCCAAAAAGTTTATGCTAACAAGGTTCCTCGTTTTGGAGAAATTTGGTGGTTCTTCCCATCTGGAGACTCTGAGGAGTGCAATGATGCGGTAATTTATAACGTGCGAGAAGACATTTGGTACGACGCTGGTGAGGCATTAGGTGCAAACAGGTCGGCTGGTTATTTCTCACAAGTGTTTCATTACCCAATCAATGCTGGTACAACCAAGACCACACAAGATTTACTTTTCTCCGCATCTATTGCAACAACCAATGGCAGTGCCGACATTACGATTGCCCCTAATAATTTAATTGCTGTTGGGCAGTTAGTTGTTTCAACTAGTTTGCCTACTAACAGTTTAATAACCGCTATTGTTCCAACCGTAGCATCTCCCACAGCGATTTCTGGCGTGTCTGGCGCAAGCACGATTGTGGTTAGCAGTGCCACAGGAATTTTGCGCAATCAAGCCGTAACTGGAACAGGTATAGGGGTTGGGGCGGTTGTCACGGTCATTGCTGGTACAACAATCACATTGTCGGTTGTTAATAGCGCAACTGTATCTGGGGTGCTTTCTTTTGCTGGGTTGACGGTAACACTGTCTTTGGCGGCTACAGCGACAGCAATTGAAACCGCTACCTTTAACACTGTGGCTGGATTAGTCACGTTATGGCACCACGAGACAGGGGTAGACGAAGTAGTAGCAACCACTTCAAATGCCATTGAAAGTTACTTTGAGACATCTGACTTAGGTTGGGTGCAGGGTGGCCCGCCCCAGACCTCTCCAGTTGGGGATAATGTTTGGCTTCGCTTGGAGCGTGTTGAACCTGACTTTATACAGACTGGCGAGATGACTTTTAGGGTGATTGGTCGATCCTTTGCACAGTCTGACGATGTCATATCCGACCCTTATACATTTGATCCAGACACTGGCAAAATTGACATGAGAGAGCAACGACGAGAAATTCGTTTGTTTTTCAAGAGCAATGTGGAGGGCGGTAACTACCAAATGGGTAAAGTTTTACTTAGCGCCACTGTTGGTGATGTGAGACCATAATGCTTGCCGTTGTCTACGACCCTCGTTACCATAGCTTTGACTCATGGGCATCGCTCATGTGTGAGGCTTATGCAGGGCAACAGTTGTCAATTCCAAACGCCCAAACTGATTGGAAACAGTGGGCAACGGGTTTGAAAGCAATTGATGTGTTTACAAATGAAGGCATACCTAGCCCTGACATCTACGATGATTGGCACGATTGGGCGTCTGCTCTAGTTGGTGCTGTTAACCAGAAAGTTAAATAAGATGCGTAACGACAACGACGATGATTACGCCGTCTATGAGGACACTGAAGAGGTTGCCGCACCTGCGGCTTCATCTGTCGCGCCTGCCCCCCCATCAGATGAGCAAATCTTAGCATTTGTTCAGGCCAACATTGACAACCCCGCATTGATTGCTGAGACAGCCGCGCAGTACGGTGTTTCCGTTGCCGACTTGTCTCGTGCTACTGGCTTTGGCTCAGATGCTGTTGTTAGCTACTTTGAGCAACATGATGTTGCCCCACCCGCATATACGCCTCCTCCCATAGAAGTAGAAAGGCCAGAGCCTCCTCCTCCTTCCCCCCCTCCTCCTATAGTGGAAC